CGTTGGCAGCCTTGCGGCCACCGCCACGATCTCGCGTATTCAGGACATCACCACGCCCTACGTTGCCGGCGCTTGGTCATCGCTGCGTATGGTGCAGGCGGAAACCACCGGCATCCTGCTCAATGGCGCCATCGCCCCGCAAGCGCTGACCGTGCCAACACTGCCGGGCCTGAACGTCAGTCCGCAATTTGCGCTTGCGGCGGCCACCTTCAATGACGGCCCCTATCTCGATGCCTTCACCAATGGCGTGCAAGCGACGCCGAACCAGAAAACCGGTATCGTCCAGCTTACTCTCTCATTCCCGGCCTACGATGCGACCAAATCGTATAAGGTCGGAGATTTTGTCACGGCGTCGTCGGTCAACTACAAATCGCTGATCGACCAGAACATCAACAACACGCCCGTATCGAGCCCGAGCGATTGGGCTGCGGTCAGTGCGGGCGCGGCGATCAATAACGGTCAAGGCTTGCTCGGAACGGATATCGGCCGGTTGGTGCGGCTTTATTCCGAGCCGCCGCTGTGGCTGATCGGCTCGACATACGGCTTGGGCGCGGTGGTTTCCTATAACCCGACTGGCCAGCCCGGCGCGGCGACGTATTGGCAGTCCACGGTCGCCGGTAACGTCGGCAATATCCCGAGTAGCGGCAGCGTCAATATCAGCGGCACGCTGACTATCGTTTGGGAACTGGTCGCACCCGGCGCGGCGCTGCCATCCATCGGCGACTTTACCAATCCGATCGCCGCGTCCGGCCCGGCGCAATGGACATGGGGCAAGATCGTTTCGCTGCTCAATTTCATTCCCGGTGGCGTGTCTGGTGTGGCGCAGGTCGGCAGCATGACCGGCAACGGCGGGCTGGCTGCGGCGTTCAACGGCACTACATCGCAGAATGCCTCGAGCTCGGCGGCAATCTCGGCAGGGCCTTTTTCGCCGACGTTGGGCGGCAATTTTCTCAACGGCTTTGCCGGGCAGAATTATAGCGGCACTAGCGCGACAGCTTACGCCATCGACCACGCCACGATCTATCCATCGAACGATCTTGGTTTTGGCGAGCTATTCGTCAGCGCCCATAATGTGCAGGCAGTATGGACGATCACGTTTGTCCTGTACGGCAAGTCGACCGCGCCTGCCGCCTACAACGATGGAACGGTGCTCGGCACCACAAGCATTGCCACCGGCGGCGTGTTTCCTGCCGGTGTCAGCGGCCTCGGTGCCGATCCGGTCACAATCACGTCGTCCGACAAAGTTACCACCTATCCATACGTCTGGATTGCGATAGAGACAAATTTCAGCGTCATTTCGCTCGGCGGCGCGCTCACGCTCACGCTCTATAATTATCTTGCTCAAGTACAGTTTTTCTCCGGCATTGGCACCGGCACCGGCGGCGGCTGCAATGTCGAACTGATCGGGCCGCCGCTGCTCTACACCGCGCCGATCATCACATGGCGGCTTGGCGCCTATTCGGCCACCACCGGCTATCCGACCAATGGATGCTATGCGGCCGGCCGGCTGTGGCTCGGTGGCGCCATCCCCAATCGTTTTGATGCCTGCTACGCCAACGGCATCAACGGCAGTGCCGTCAATTTTGCGCCGACCGATCAATACGGCAACGTCACCGCGGCACATGCGATCAGCGAAACATTCAATGACGACGGCACCAATCCGATTTTCGCGATGACGCCGGTGATCCAGAACAGCGCGTTGCGCGGCATCGTTATGCACACACAGCAGCGGGAATGGTTCGTGTTTCCGCCCGGCAATGGCGGCTTTGCGCCGACCAATATCGACAGCGTGCCGGCAACCCACGTCGGATCGGCCAATGTGCTGCCGGTGCAGACCGAGCATACCATCATCTTTGTGCAGCGCTATTCGATCAAGCTGATGGAATATTTTTCCGACGTGTTCTCGGGCAAGTACACTGCGCCAAACTTGGCCGACAAGGCACAACACATCACCCGCGCCGGTATTGCGGAGATCGCCTACACCTATGCGGCGACGCCGATCATCTGGGGCCGCTGCGGCGATGGCACATGGTTCGGCTGCACTTACAAGCGCGACACGCTGATGACCGCGCAAGGGCCGACCTATTACGCTTGGCACCGGCAACAACTTGGCTCTGGTCGCGTGGTGGAAAGCCTGTGCGCTGGGCCGTCTGTCGGCGGCAATCTCGACGCTCTGACCATGGTCACAAACAATGCCGCGGTGAATGTGCGGCATGTGGAAGTGCTGACCGACGCGCTCGACGAACTGACGCCGTTGGCGCAATCGTGGTTTTTGGACGATGCGATCAATCCGTCGTCAACGGTGGCGAGCACGGCGGCTGTGACCTATGCGGCGTGGGCGGCTGGCACCACGTATTCGCAAGGCCAAGTCGTCACCTATACGGACCAGAATGTTTACACGTCGCTGGTCGGCGGCAACATCGGTAACGTGCCATTGAGCAATCCTACGCAATGGCTGTTGTCCGGCTCGGCGCCGTTCGGCGGCTTGACGCTCAATGGCTTGTGGCACCTAAATGGCAGCATGATTGCGGTGTTTGCCGGTGGCCTCGACTGCGGCAACTATTTGGTCCTCAATGGCTCGGTGTTCGTGCCATTCGGCGACGGCGTGGCCTCCGGCACCGGCGGCGGGTTGTTCACCGCGGCGTTCGCGGCAGGATTGCCGGCCAATCAGATAGTCGTTGGCTTCACCTATAATTGTGACGGTCAGCTTGTGCGGCCGCAGGCGCCGCAGGATGCCGGCACGCGTACCGGGCCTGCGCTTGGCAAACGGCGCAGATTTAATGCGGTCGCCGCGCTGTTCTCCAATCTCGCCATGAGCAACTCGCCGAACCAGACGGCAATATCGTTCGGCCGCGACTTCAACAATCTCAAGCCGGCTGTCATCAACACGTCTACCGCGCCAAATCAAAAACCGCTATCACCAGGACAGTCATTCTCCGGTGTGTGGCGCGATACAGTGCAAAGCGAAAGCGACTACAACGGGCAAGTGTGCTGGCGCATTTCGCGTCCACTGCCCGGCAATATCGTTGCCATCGAGCCAATTCTTGAAGGGCAGGATTAGCCATGCCCTCAATCAGCGGAGCCGTCGGCAATATATCCGGTGCGGTCAGCGATCTATTTTTGGCGGAATCCGATAGGTCGAAAGCCAGCTTCGATCTCACCGAAGGTCAAGAATATGGCCTCGCCTCCGATCTGGCGCTGCAGAACAAGCAGTTTACCGAAATGTCGACCTCGATCAAGGAGGCGCAGATCAGCCGTGACGTTTCCAAGTCGCTCGGCCTGACGCAAGCGCAGGAAGCCGGCGCCGGCTTTGCGACCAGTGGTAGCGGGCTCGATATCTTGCGCGAGAGCACAAGCCAGGGCGCGTTGACGAAAGCGGTGGCGAGCGAAAACGGATTGGTGCAGGAGGCCGGTTATCAGGAGCGGGCCGATAGCTACAAGCTAATGCAGGCTGCGGCCACCCAAGCAGCCGACGCGGAGACCAATGCGGCCAAGGGCGCCGACATCAATGCGATCATAAAGCTTGCCGCAGCAAATTGGGCCGGATGATGCCAAATATCACCGGATATGACGCGCCCGCCCTCGACATTCGCCCGACTGAAATCGGCGTCGAATCCACTGCGGCAGCAGGCCGGCGCGTCGGTGTCTATGGCTCGCAGATTGCCGAGGCCAAACGGCAGGAAGGACAATCGATTGCGGGCGCGGTCAAGACCGTCGGCGACGTCGTCAATGATTATGAGGCGCAGCGCGAGATAAGCACTGCAGCCAAGCACGGCGCCGATGTGATGGCGAAGGGCAGTCAAAGCCTGAACGCCTTCATGACGGGCGCCGACATTCCCGATGACCCGAGCAACCCGCAGGCCAAGAAAGACGAACTGAACGCACGGCTACAAAACCCAAATTCCGTGCAGCAATGGCGCGATGAAACTCTTGAGCCGATGCTTGATGGGTATCGGAACTCCGGGTTTTTCGTCACCAAGCGCGGCCAAGATTATGCGGATCGTTTTGTCGCCACTGCTCGCGAGCATTTCGTCACGACAGCATTAGCCGATCAGTCGACGATTGCCGGCCATGTCACCAAGGATAATCTGCAAAAAGCCGCTGACGGTTGGGCGACGGCTATATTCAACGATCCACACAATCTCAATACGAGTGTGACGCAATTTCGAGACATGCTCGACCACATGGGCGGCACTGTCGATGCAAAAACTCAATCGGCTATCAGAGAATGGGGAGAAGGCGAAATATCAAAAATGGTCACTGCCGGAGTGCAGGGCCGCATTCTCAAGGGCGCTCCATACGATGACATCGTTAAGGACTATGCGCCTTATATCAATCCCGGCCAGAACGCGATGTTCGAGCGGCAGCAGAATTTTTATCAGAAGGGCGCTGCGGTTGCACAGAAGCAGGAAATTCTACTCAACAAGCAGATTGCCGAAACGAACGCCCACGCCGCGATCAATCAAAGCTGGGGCGATAATGTCAAATTTGATCCAGAAACAAAACGCCCGGTTATCAACCCAGGTTTTGTGCGCGATATGGTTGATCTTCCGTTCAAGCATCCTAGTGCACCGGACGCGGTAGACAAGGCCAAGACGTACATCGATTGGGCCGAATCGCAGCAGAAGCCGCCACCGCGCGCCGATAATCCGGCGACCATCGACGGCCTGATGAAAACCATCGGCGATCCTAGCGTGAGCCTGGATGACGCCAAGATCGCCATCGCCAAGGCCGACATTGCCAAGGGCCTGACCAAGGAGACCGGCGCGCAGATGGTGCAGCTTGCGACCGACATGCGCAATCTCAACAACCCGCTGCTGACCAAAACCATGGAGGCGGCTAAGGAGATTGTCGAGCCGAAATATAGCGGCCAGAGCATCAATCCGGGCGGCTTCGCGAAGTTCTACTACGACTTCATCCACAACCAATACCTGCCGAACAAGGTGGTCGGCACGCTGCCACCCGACGCGCTCGATATGAGCCAGCCGAATTCGATGATCTCCAAGGCACTGGCCGCGGCCACCGGCGGCCCGGCCGTAACCCTGCCGGCGGCGGTCAGCGCCAATGGCGGTGTCGGCGGGCCGCCGCTGCCGGTCTATACAGCACCCAAGGGCGCGCCGACCCAGCAGGCTCGCCCGCCCGAGCCAGGTGAGACGCGACAGTTTCAGGGCCAGACCTGGCGTTTCAAGGGCGGCAATTGGCGTGATCAAAAGACATGGGAGCCGGTAAGCTGATGGCCGAAGCCGCTCCATGGGATGCCCCGCAACAGCCCCAGGAAGCCCCGCCGTGGGGTGCGCCGCCGAAGGCTGATGATCCTGCCCTGACTTCGATGGATGTTTCCCCAGCCCAGCGCTCAGCCGTTTGGACGGCTCAGGAAATGCGCTCGGCCGATAGTCCCCTGATCAAGTACCCGCTGGTCGCCGCCGGCACGCTTTCGACCTTTGCCCATGGCACGGTCCAGTCGATTACCGATTTCTTCAAAACCGGCATGAAGGCGGCTGGCGGTCAGTCGGTCAGTCTCGAGGACGAAATCAATGCCGGCCTGGTCGCGGCCGGTCTGACCGGCGGCGGCTTTATGAAGCCCCACATGGAGGCCATCGCCCCGGTCGCCAAAGCCTTCGACGACGGCGTGATCGCGGCCGCCGCCACCCGCCTCGACGCCTATGCCCGCGTCGGCGACCCCAACGGCGTGCGGCTTGAGCCGCCGGCATCGGATGTCAAGCCATCGCCAATCCGGCCGGTGGATGGCTCGGAATTTGCCGGCGTGCCGCGGTCGATTGCGGCCAAGACCGGCATCCCCGAGGTCGACGCGATTATCGCTTCCGAGCAGCCCGTTCTCGACAATGCGATTGTCGATCGCTCGCGCGTTGTTCCGAATAGCTGGGGCGGCGACGCGGAACTGAGAAACCCGACCACTTTTCTTGACCATCGATTTCCCAAAGAACTGACGGTCGACGGCGTCACCTTCGATCCTGCCGAGCCGGCAATCATTCACGAAAATATCGAACACAAGGCCATCGAGATTTTGCGCGAGGCCGGCATGGAGCCGGGCCCGGCGCTCAACGTCGCCTATTGGGGCTGGGGCAATCCGGCAGAACATGCGTGGTACACTGCGCATGGTATGAACCCGGACCATGTCGAAGCAGCGCTGCGGCCGATCCTCGATAAGATTGCAACTGAAAAAGGTAGCGACGTTCCCGAGCAACTTTATCGCGGCACCTATCCCGACGGCGACCCGCAAAAGGCCAGCGCCGGCGATATACCAAAACCAACGCCAGAGCAGGCCGCACAAGGTCAGCAGATCATTCGCGATTGGGCGGCTAAGCAGGTAACCAGCGCACAGCCGATGCTGGCCGAGGCGCGCGAGCTCGGGATAATCGGCGACGAGGCGCCGCAATCGCTCAACCAATTGCCGCCCAAGGAAGCTGGTCAGCGCGCCATGGCTGCCAATGTGCGATCGCCGGACAAGATGACGGGCGAGGTTGGCGCGCCGGAAATGACGCCATGGCGCAAGCGCTGGGAACGCACGCTCGACAAGATGCAGACGCCGGCCGACGCGCGGGCGCTGATCTCGCAAGCCGTCGATGCCAATGACGAGTTTATGCCGGCGCGGCAGGGCGATCTATCGGCCGGCCAGATCGAGCAGTTGGCGAGCGTCGCCGGACTGGATTCGGCCAAGATCGACGTCGCCGGCACCAGCGCCAAGATCAAGACCAATGCGGAAATCCGCAACACCATCGAGGCGTTCCGCGGCATCACCGACAAAATCCAGGAAGCCGCCAAGCAGTTGGCCGAAAAGCACGGTGCCGACGACGAGGCGGAAGCCATCGAACTGACGCGGCTGGAATTGCAGCGCGATCTCCTTTTGAACGCCACGACCAGCAGCAAGGAATTTGCCGCCCTTCGTGCAGAGTTCGGCCGCATCGGCAATACCATCCAGGAGTTCATGGCAGCGTCGCGCGAGACCAATGCATGGCGCGAGTTTCTGAAAGACAAGCAAGGCCGCACCATCGACGACGTGCGCGAGCGCGCCAAGATGATCGCCGACGCGCCGCCCGACGCGCTGCCGAAGATACTGGAAGCCACGCGCGGCCCGAAGCCGCCGGGCTGGCTGTTCTGGACCTGGCAACAGGGCTTGATCTCCGGTCTGATCACCCACACCAAATATTTGATGGTGAACACCGCGACGGTCTATCTGGAACGGGTGATCTCACCCGAAGTCGCGGCCATCATGGGCAAGATGCGCGGCGACAAGGTTTCGCTGATGGCGCCGCTGTGGGCTAATGTCGGCATGGTCAAGGGCCTGGGCGACGCCTTTACGGCGGCCGGGCAGGCGTTCAAGACCGGGCTGCGCGTGCCGCTGGAAAGCGAGATCGAACTGACCCGGCGCGGTGAGGAAAACCCGGAACTGCGCGCAGCGAAAGTACCCTACGGCCAGACCACCGGGCCGGATTGGGGCATCTGGAAACGGGTGTTCAACGAGAATCAGTTGGCGAGCGCCGCCAAAGTGCTGGGCATCCCCGGCAAGTCGGCCAACATGATCCACACCTTCTACAAGGTGCTGTCGGAGCGCGGCGCCGCGGCCTCGCGCGCCTACGAGGCGGCGTTCGCCGAGGGGGCGACCGGCGACCGCTTGACCGAGCGCTATAACTACCACCTGGCCAATCCGACAGACGAGGCGCTGAAAGCCACGGTGGACGACGCCTATTCGGGCGCCTTCATGGAAAAGCTCGGCGATCGCTCGGGCACCCTGGCCAAGGCGCTGGCCTCCAATCCGGTCACCAAATGGCTGTTTCCGTTCCAGCACATTCCCTGGAACATCGAGCGCATGACGGTGAACTATTCGCCGGCGGCACTGTTCGAACTGCTTGGCGACACGCGCACTGCGAGTGCGCTCAAGGGCGATCTGGGCCACCCGGCGCAAAATCTCGCCATGGCGAAGATTGTGGTCGGCACATCGATCATCAGCTATTTTGTCGACAAGGCGCTTTCCGGGGTGGCGACGCCGGACTATCCGCAAGACCCGAAAGAGCGTCGCCGCTGGCAGCTTTTGAATATGCAGCCGAACGCGCTGCAGGTCGGCGACCAATGGATGGAAATGACCCGGCTCGGGCCGGTCGGCAACGTGGCGCGCATCGGCGCCAATCTGGGTGCGATCATCCGTAACTATGATGGCAAGGACGATAGCGCGCTGATGAAAGCAATCTGGGCTGGCGCCATGGCCGCGGTGAACCAGGTCGGCGACGAGACCGGATTTCAGACCTTGCGCAATATCATCGACGTCATCGACGGCAAGCAGCCGCCGGGGCGGTTTCTGGCGTGGCAGGCCGGCTCGTTCCTGCCGTATTCGTCGTTCCTGTCGCAGAACGCGAGCATCATCGATCCGAGCGCGCGAGTGGCCAACGGCCTGATCGACGCGCTTAAATACCGGCTGCCATTCGAGCGCGAGACTTTGCTGCCCAAGCGCGACTCGCTCTATGGCGAGCCGGTGGCCAATCCGGGCTATCACACTTTGATGCGTGAAAGCCCGGTGCAGACCGATCCGGCAAAACTCGAGCTCGACCGGCTGAAATATTATCCAACAGCGCCGCAAAAACAGATCGGTCACGTCAAGCTCAACGACGAGCAGTACGACCGCTACGAGGCGACCGCCGGGCCGCTGGTCAAGCAGATGCTCAATGCCGCGATAACAAATCCGCGCTATCAGCAGATGCAGCCCGGCCAGCAGCAGTTGTTGCTCAAGGGCATCATCGCTGCCGGGCGGGCGCGGGCGCGGCAGGCGATGCAGATGGCTTATCCCGAACTCATTCAGCAGGGCATCGACGCGCGACGCGCGCAGATCACAGGAGCCACCCCATGAAGCGCATGACCACATTCCTCGCCGGACTGTTGCTGATCTCGTCGTTGTGGCCGCAGGTCACGGTGGCACAGCAGATTCAGATGGCGCCGAACACAGTGTTCTGCAATCTCGGTACCAAGACACAGCCGGGCTATGCGTGTCCGCTCACCAATTTCTGGAATTACATTGTCCAATATGTCGGGCCGTTCTTTGGCGTCGATCAAAATATTCTCAACAAACAGATCGCCAACTATACCATCGCGTCGACCGACTGCGGCAAGACAGTTGAAATGGGTACCGGGTCGACCGGTTTCCGCACCGTCACTATTCCAGCGGTCACCGGTTTTCCCGGCACATGTTCGGTGAAGATCGTCAACGGCGATTCGACAAACGGCAAGGCGATCTCCGGTCTCACTGGCATCCCCAGCAATATGCTGTGGCCCGGGCAAGCGGCGACGGTCAAGATCGTCAATGGCGCGTGGTACTGGACCGAAAAACCCGGCGCGTGGGTGCTGACGTCCGCCGTAACCTTTAACGTCGATCCAGTGGCCGGCTGTGCGTCAGCCACGGTGCCTACATGCGACGGCCTCGGCACTGGCGCCGACGCATTTAATGCGGTGCAAACCGCCGTCAGTCTTTCGCTCGCGCAGATCAATTTCAACGGACAATCCGGCACGGTGCTTCTCGCCGACGGAACTTATACCGAGCAAATTACCTGCGCTGGAAAATTCATCGGCAACACTGAGATTACCATTCAAGGTGCGAGCGGCCATACTGCAAGTGTAATCTGGAATGTCGCGTTGACGGGGCTCGGTAGCGGCTTTTTCATCAAGGATTATTGCGCGCTGTGGCTCGACAATATGACGATGAACGTCGCCAATGGCGCGAACGGCATCGTCACGCAGTTGTTCGGCAATGTCGACGTCGGCGGTGGCATGGCGTTCGGTTCTGCGGCCGGTGCGCAGGGTACTATGGGTACGGCGATTTCTATTGGCAGCATGGGCTATGGCTCCGCGGTCGGTAATTTTGCCATCAACGGTAGCTTCAACTGGTTCCTGCTCGGCCAGGGTGGCTCTTGGACATTCAGCGGTCGCACCATCACTGGCGCGTCGTCGCTGACCTTTGCCAGTGCCTTCGTCGGCGGCTTTTTGAATTCGCAGATCAACGCCTCAAGCGCGACGTTCTCCGGTTTTAGCGGGGTGAGCGGCTTCAAGTTCAAGTTATTCACTGGCGCGTCGCTGAGCACCAATGGCGTTGACCCCAATACCATCTTCCCCGGGAGTGCCAATGGCATTGCCAACGGATCGAATTTCGACGGCGGTCCGTATTCGACTTCTAATCCCGGATTTTTATCCGTCGCCATCGCCAACATAAATTTCAATAGTGCCAACACCGACACGGCATTCGTTATCCCGTTGCCGGCTGGTTTCAGCACTTACCAAATCCAGTCGATCAAGATTTCCAGCGCGAGCGGGACGCTGACCACCGCGACCTGCGCGGTATATACCGGCGCTGGCGCGGCCGGCACCCAGATCGTCGCATCTGGCACCGGCGTCACGGTCAGCACCGCCGCAGCCAATACCGCCAATAACATGCAGACCCTGACTCTACAGAATGTAGGCTCCACGCAAAGTATCAACTATTCTGCGCTCTATTTTCGGGTGCAGACCCAGGAAGGCTCGGCTGCTACCGCCACGGTGACAATCACCTATCAGCCAACATCGTAGTCTTTCGGTACGTTGCGGTAGTCGTTCTGGCGAGCATTGTGACAATCATGAGCAACTCAGCCACAGCCAACCCGTACATCGCGCAGCGCCGACAGCAATTCGCAGCGGAAGTGGCTGACCCGTCCGTTCATGATGAAGTGTGCGCCATGATGATCACGGAGGATGGCGCCAATCCTGTGCCATGTCTGGAAAGTCTGTTAAACCGGACGGATTATGTCAAATCCAGCGGACACACCCAGACCATTCGGGGAATGCTGCACAGCGGGTTCTATGGTCCATACAATCGCGGAATGTACCCGCGGACCATCGCGCGGCTTCACGCCGACCCGCGCTTGCAGGCAAGGATGGAGGCGGCAATCGCGACCGTCTTTGCCGGCAGCGACACGATACAAGGTTTTACCGATCAGGGACTGCCGACCGATCCAAACGGCCGGCGGCTGCCTCATCTTGTCATCGGCGGCAACGTATTCAACGATTGGGGTGGCGGTCCCGGTGGTCACGACGGCGCCGAGGCATGGCGGCAGGCATTTGAGACCGAGGCCGCCAAACATGAGCCGCCTTCCCCGCCGCCGCCTGTCCCGATCGTAGGACTGCATACGACGAAAAACCTGCAACTCGCGCTGAATTATTTTGGCTACGCCCCGCCACTCAATATTGACGGCGATGATGGTGATCTCACCAAGGCGGCGCTCAAATGGTTTCAGGCAAAGCACTCGCTCACCGTTGACGGCGTACCGGGCCGTCAGACCTGGGATGAAATCGACAAGGAGATTGCGCCGTGACCGACTATTCCTACGCAGGCGGAAGCTGGAAGTTCACCGGCCCGAGCTACAAAGCAATGGCGATTCTTGGTGCGGCGCTGGCCGCGCTCATCGGCATTGTGATCGGGCTGTGCGAATATGCGAGCACGCCGGCTCATGCATGGAGCACGCAGCAGTGGCGCACCTATAGCTACTGCGTGAGAGTGTGGACGCAAACCGGCGGCTCAAATGCCGAGTGCCGCTATTTTTTCACCGGCCGTTGAGGGAGCAAACATGAAACCGTTTTTGGAACGTTTGGACAGGCCGACAATCATTGCAATCATTTTGATTGTCTCACTCGTCGCGCTGACATTTATGCTCGTCTTTCATTCCGTGCCGGATAGCGACGTTTTCAAAATGCTGGCCGGCGGCTTACTTACGATGGCTGTCATGATCACACAATTCGATTTTGGATCGTCGAGCGGGTCGAAAGACAAAGACAAGAACAACGCCGATACGCTCAAAGGCGCCATGCAGGCGCTGGCAAATCCAAATGCTGGTGCCGCTCCTATAGCAGAGCCGGAGGCTGCCCCACCGAAGCCAGTCCAGCAGGGGCCGTAGAAATGTCCGCGGCGTGATATTTATGTCACGCCTTTAAGTTGCCGCCAGGGGTATTGTGCATCGTCAACTCATAGGAGAACACCATGCGCAAATTACTCCCCTTGCTTGCCCTTCTGGCGGCCACTGGTACGGCTTCCGCTGCCGATATGGCGGTGAAGGCCCTCAAGCCGCTCGGTCCTTACCCGGTCACCGGCTGCGGCGCCTACTACGGCATCGATGCGATCGGCTCGGCGGCAACCGTCAAGAATGCCCCGGTCGGCGATACGGTCATCGGTGGCGATGTCGGCGGCAGCTTTGGCTACACCTGCGCGTCCAGCCCGACGACTTTCTGGTTTGTCGAGGTCATTGCGGACTTCCAAAACCTCAACGGCTCGCAGAACGGTCTTGCCCTGACCGGCCCGGCTCATATCGAGGAACGCGCTGCCTTCGGCGGCCCGCTCAACGCCATGCTGCCGTCGCTGTTTCCCAACCTCAATCTGCCCGCGGTCCCGAGCCTGCCTGGCCTGCCAATCGGCGTCACTCAGACCGGAACGCCTGCCGGCTACATCTACGCGGCGATTAACGAGGATGACATTTCGGCCAAGTTCGGCAACACCGCAAATCGGCAGTGGATCGTCACTCCCGAGGCTGGCGTGGGCATGCTGTCGCGTTTGTCTAACAATGTCGTGGCCGACGTGTGGGCCGGCGTGAGACTCGAATCGCAGGCCATTTGCCTCGGCAACGTGACCTGTCCGAAGATCAATACCGGCTTCGCAACCGGCGTTGCGTTCAAGTACTAAGCGTCGGAGGACTATTGTATGAGCCGCGCCAATGCGGCCATACTTTCGTACCGGGACTTTAGAAGGCGTTGCGGTACCAATGGAGAGCCGCCAGAATGCCGCCAGCACGCGGCAGGGACAATAAGGCTGTGGGCGATTGGGCACCGTTTATTGCAATCCTAGCAGTGCTAACGTCCATCGCGGCGCTGGCGATGAACATCATCAACAGTGGCGCTTCCAAGATCGATGAACTCCGCAAAGAGCACCTATCGCTGCGCGAGCACGATGAATATAGGCATGGAGTAAACAATCAATTTGATGCCGTACTTAAGGCACTAGAAACAAAGGCTCCGACCGAGCGCGTCCGGGAATACAAGGATGATTGGCTTCGCGAATTGGAATTGCTGCGACAGCAGGTTATCAGAATTGATAACACCAAACCAACAGCGGGTGAATTGAAGGGCACGGCAGATGGCTTAAAGGAGCAATTACTGGCCCTAGAACGCCGAATCGAAGAAACAGCTAGGGCAGCAGCAATGCAGCGGATGAGTACGGCGGCAACTTTGGCACATGAAAATGAAAAATAGCCATGCCCTCCATCCACCTTCCCGCCAACGGCAAGTGCCCTAAATGCGGGGCTGTAATCTCAATCTCGCGGATTGAGCCGCACCCGACAAAGCCGATTGCGTATCACTATTTCGACTGCGCCAGGTGCGGGCAGGTACTGGTCAAGGTGTATGACACCAGCATTAAGCCGGTTGGCGATTGAACGTCACCGCCTTTGGCGGGGTGTCCGTCGATGATAACACCGTGCCCGGTTTTATGAAGGGCGCTACATTTTGGTTAGACCGATCACTGATTACGCGGGCCTTTGTTTCCTCAGCGATGGCATAAACGCCTTGCCACTGTCTTAGCATGAATTCATTTTTGTCGCGCTCGTCGTCTCTGTCGCGGCGCAACTGTTCCGCTTCATCGCGCCAGTGATTGCGATCTTGCGTCATTAGGTCTAACGAGAGATTGAGTGATTGATTTTCCGCCGTCAGCCGATTATTGCGGCTGAACATATCGGACCATTTCTGTTCCAAGATGCCGGCGATCTTGCCAGTTTCTTCGGCGGTGATTTCCTCGATGCTCATTCCCAGCTCCTTCCGGTTAATCTTGCTTTAGTCGGATGGCCATTATCGCCCGCCCGAGCGCTTCCGCGACCGCAGGCGCGACGGAGTTTCCGATGGCACAATTTCGGTCCATCCCATAGGGAAGCCCATCAGCGCCTCCGTAAAGTGCGGATGGATTCGCCAGCCGTGCTCGCCAACGAGCGCGTGAACCCTCCAGACTGTCGATTTCTTGTAACGGCCGGTACGTTCGTGCAACGGGATTCCGAACCCACGATCGTCCATGCTGGCCGTTGGGGTAGGCCACAATGAACACTCGCTGTCGCACGTGTGGAGCACCAAAGGCGCAAGCGGATATAACCGACCATTCCGCATCATACCCGATTGCGGCCAAGTCTCCGCAAACGGTTCCCATGTCTCGATCAAGCAACGCTGCGACGTTTTCCACGATTGCGAAATCGGGTCGAAGCTCGCCAATGAGCCTTGCGTATTGAGACCAAAGCCCAGATCGTTCGCCAGTGATCCCAGCGCCGTTTCCGGCTCGCGAAATATCCTGGCAGGGAAATCCCCCGCAGATGACGTGAGCGTAAATTCCGTCTGCGGCGAGACGGTCTTGGGTGAGGGTTTGAACGTCGTCATAGCAGGGGACGTTGGGCCAGTGCTTTTTGAGGACGGCGCGGCAAAAGGGTTCTCGTTCGCAGAAGGCGACGGTTCGCATTCCGGCTCTTTCGAGCCCGAGGCTGAAACCGCCGATGCCGCTGAATAGGTCGAGGACATTCATGGTTTCTCTGTTAACTTGTCTTATGTCGTTTGCGTGCGATCCTTGTCGCGCCCTGATGGATTCGGCAACGCTTGTGCAAGATCATCTTACCTTTGTGTTTGCGCCACGAAAACCGATATTCGTGCGTAAGCCCGCAACCGCAGCAAGTGAGGAACCAATATTGCGGAACGGTTGTCCATTGGGGAAAATGCCGCGATGAAATTTGCACGGACTTTCGTTGTTTGATGTTTTCATAACGGAACGTCATTCCGACATAGCTTCGGCCAGGTCGAGTAGCTTTATCAAAAACCAAGGCTTGACCGTTACCGATCCCATAGAGCGGCCGTTGCAAGACATTTTTACTTCCGTCTCACTTGGAAAGTTTGCCGCCGCCAATTCGCAAAGAGCGCGCATAATGACCATCGATTGCTTGTCGTCGTGATCGAAAGTGATCTTGTTGGCCATCGTGTTAATTTCTTGTTACTTGGTCAAGGTTTCGAGCCGCCGAATGAGCGTCTCAATATCATCCCAAGCATCGCCATCGTATTTGTCACTGTCGCCATTCAGATAGCCGCAATCATCTTCGGTATCGTCAACCTTGTTGATCCAGGCACGAAAAGCAGTCGCCAATTCTTTCAAGTCCTCAGCCATTGTCGTTCCCTGCTTGTTGGCCATATGTAGCCAGCGCCGTCTTGGCATAAGCATAGGCCGCGATGTCGTCGTTGTCGTCGATTGCCTGAATGACGTTGCGCAGGACCGTGGCGTTACGGCTGCGTTCGGCTTCGACCTCTTCCCGCACTACCTTAAACATCGTTTCGTAGTGGCCACGTTTGCCAGCCGAGGCCAGTTCGTCATATCGCTGTTGTACGCGCGCATTGCGTTCGTTCTTTTCTCGGAAGGCGCTTAGATCATCCATTGGAATCTCCGATATATCGCTTAACTGCCGATAGGGTGGGCATGAGTAAATAGGACAAAGAGGCCCATCAGAGCCCAAATCAGAACCCAATCTGGCCAGATTTTCATTTCCCGGCATCCTGCTCATTATCGCCCAGCGCCTTATCGACGACCTGCATCAGCGTTGGAAATTTAGGATTGAAGCGCCCACGCTCGTTGGGCTCAGCATCTGCCGGCACCACGATTGCGTGCGCGATCATTTGGTCGGCGATGTAGAGCTTGACCGTTCTAAGCGCATCCCTCAACGCCGCGATTACCTTCGCGTCGGATTCGATTTTGGCCTGCAGATCAGCAATAATGTGCGGGTCGTCGGCCGGAACGAAACCGTACATGGCAACCCGCAATGCTCTGGCAGATAAGGTTGGGGGTGCAGAGGGTAGCATAACGTTGTCGGGCTTGCTCATGGTTCTTCCTGCTTGTCAGGGATCAGTCGCTCACAGGTCCAGTTCGAATCAGCCACCGATTGGTGGTGGCTGCAAACATTAAGCCGCCAGCACCGGCTCCAAAGACTGCGCCGCCACCAATGCTTCCGAGCGCCACGGCAATAAACCCGCACATGGCGAACATGCCGGACAGGAATGCAAATACAATCCGCATTCTGGTTTCGTATCCAAGCTCTGGCCTCATTTGTTGCTCCCGCTTAACTCGGCGTCAGCGCCCTTTAGGATTGTTGCAATTTCCTCGGCAACCCATCGGAGCGCAACTGCGACGGCATCCGCTGACACAGGGCGCCCCTGCGGAGCAGCCTTCATCCGATCAGAGACGCGGTAAAGAGCAAGCTCAACGACGGTCAAAACTCGCTCCGGTGTCATTGCCTGCTGTGTCATCGTATGTGCCTGTTTGCTTGAGCATAGCGCCGCAGCACCATCGCGGCGCGTTGTTGCTGCGGGGTATATTGCTCTTGACGTTTAAGCATGGGGACAAAGCCCTCTACCGGCTCGCGCCTCTTTCGATCTTCATGTTGCAGCCGCACGTAGGCTAGGCGCATCATATCATCAATCGACGGTCGCCAGCTTTCGTCGGCGTTTGGCGGTCTATGGATGCCGGGAATGAACTGCTGCATCAATTCCCAATGGGAGCCGCAACAGAAAAAGACTCGCGGGTGCGCCTCATAAGGACGCCACGCGGAACGCCAGACCGACACCGTGGCGTAATCTACGCAGGCTCTCATCTCGCACCGCGGACGTTCCGCGCATGAGCAGCCGCTACAAAGCGGCTTTTCATCTGTGCTTGCGTTTGGGTTTCGGAGCATCGGCGGCATATGGGGGTTTAACGCGGCGGTGCCGACAAGGTGAAGGCGCAGCTTGAACTTGATCCATCCGGCGACGTGCAGCCGCTGCGCTTACCGAGTTCGATTTGCGCCGACATCAATGCGTTCCATTCCTGGCATGTGTAGGTGCCTTGCATCGGCTGATCTGAGCAAGTGATCTTCGTTCCTTCCGTCGAACTTCCTGAATAACAGAGGGTGCCAAGGGCGATGACGATGCAGCCAAACGTGTACATTTGAAGCTCCCTGCTTTTGTGATGTATTCGCCTATCTGTATGGCAGACCATCGGGTGGCGATGGCGCCTCCATCCATCGCTCGAACTCGAACATATCGTAGCCTTCCTCAAGCTCCGGGTGATTCTGCGCGTCCGCTTTGGTGGCCTTGCGCGAGAATATTAGACCGAGTTCCTGTGCCCATTTTTGCACGTCGGCGCCATCAACGTCGATCCCATCCCATGATGCCTGAATGACGCGGCGGGAAAACTCACGGGCCGCATCTAGCTGTTCTTTTTGATTCATCAGACTCTCCAAAGTGTCTACTGATTAACTGCCGTTAGTTCCGCAATGCGACGCCGTATGGCGTGTGCTACTGACATCGCTCCGGCCGCCTTGACGTGGTCAAAAGATTTGCGGCGGCGGTTGGCAATCTTCTTTGCGATGCTCTCCGCTTCCTCCAACATCGAAATAGCTACGGGTCGCCTTTCGAGCTTGGCGACGCGGCTATTAAGTTCCTTGAGTTCGCCGTCGATTTTGGAAAGCACTTTTTCAACGCTCATGTTTCCTCCTGTTTTGGACGGGTCAGTCGGCTACTTCACCAATTGATATCGGACGACAAGAGTTTGCGGCTTGCATCACGCCACTGCGGGCCAATCTGACCGCACTCTATGGCGACCGCGCGCGCCTCATCCCGAGTGACGAACCGTCCGGTTGTCGTCAGAAAACCTTCAACATCATTCAGATTGCTGGTCGTGGGATTTTCATCCCCGAGCAATGCCCGAATCCGCCAATGCTCTTTAAAATCGCCGCAGTGCGTTTGCCCGTCGCGAATGAGGGCAGCAGAGGCTAGGCGTTCTTTATTGGGCCGTCTTTGCGTGGCTCGCGCCGCTGCTCTAGCTCGTCTCAATCCTTCGCCCATTTCAAGCTCCATGCTGTTCGGCGGTTAGTCGATTAGACCGTAGCTGCGCAACAGCGTCTTACCCGCCTCGGTGATGAAAAGATCGGGCATCGTTTCCGGTCCTCGGTTGACAACATAGCCGTGGCGAAGCGGGTCACCGTAGCCGCAATCTCCCGCCGCATAGGTGCTGAGACTGCCGGTATCGCGATTGAACGTCGCGAGCCATTTAAGATGATCTTTCGTCATGGCGACATACGTCCTGTTAACCGGGATACGCTTTGCGCGCCGACTTCACGCTTTTACGGACCCATACCGGAGCGCGTTTCAAGAGCGCGGCACGCTGGCGCACGGTGAGCATTCCAAACAGATACATGAAGGCCGGTGAGGCGGCGATCAATCGCGCCTCTTGCTCGCTAGGCGTCATACAGCGCCCCCACGTCCATTCCTTTGGTTCGGTGGCGTTCCCTTGGCACGCCTTGCACGGCGACACAGAGAGGATGTGAGCGATCATCGAGTCCTCGCCGCCGCCGTATAGCGAGGCCATGCTGTAGTCGTGGATTTCCCAGCCCCACGGCCCCGGCATCGGCTTGCCGGGACGCTTGTGCAAGGCGTCTTGCCGCTCCTGCCATCCGCAACGCGCGCCCTTTGGGATGGGGTCGCCTGCGAAAAGCTCGGCCGCTCTTTTTGCGATGTCGCTCATTCCCGATTAACCCCGTGTATGTGCCTATTTGCTCAAATTGAATCCGCAAGGTCCGCCTCGACGCGACTGATGAAAGTTCGCACATCTTGCCGCACAAGCCCGATAGCTTCCTCTGGCGTATCCGCAATCACATAGAATTGCGTTACGGTGTTCGTCCCGGTCAGCGCCGATCTAAACTCGGCCGAATATTTTCCGTCGTGCCGGCTTTTGCTGACGACCATCCCGCCGCCATCAAAGCGATCGTCATTGACGGCACCCTTTGCGACCTCCCAATGCCACCCGAGGTTTTCCCAAACGCGGGGCTGCCATCCATCGCCAAGCCGCGTGGCGAGCGTTGCGGCATCTTTTGTGGCGCGGTCAAAGTCGGCCCTGGTGCACCAGCCTTTTGCGCCGCCACAACGGGGCGAGCAGTACTTGCCGCCGGGGAGGCTTCGCGGGGTCCAATCTCGGTCGATGACATTAAGCTTGGGCATCTTGTCCTCGTGACGTTGGCGACATACGACGCAAATGTCGGCTAGTGAACATCGCGAAACAGGTAGCAACCGCTCATCGGTATGATGGCTGGTATTGCCAGCCACCATTCGCCGCTGCCGGCGCCAAGACCAATTGCCACGCCCGCAAGCAAGCCCCACAGGAATCCCATTTTTCGATCGTGATTCATCACGCCACCTTCTCGCTGCTCTTTTCCATCCGCATCCGCTGCACGGTATGGGTGTTCTCCCGGCTGGCGCGGCTGTAGTCCATCGTCTGTGAAACGTCGGAGTGTGTCGCAGCATCGCGAACGTGAGCAGCCTGGGCGCCCATGGCGATGGCCTCACTTATCGCGCCAGCCCGAGCGTCGCGGTTCTGGACGTTCAACGGCACGCCACATTCGGTTGCGATGATCCGCCATTCCTCGCGGAAGTCGTCGGCCTTGTAGGGGAAGCCGGTGTATTCATCGATGATGACGGGGCCGCTCGCCGGTAGCAATGATCGATCGGCAGAACAGCCCGGCCATATGTGCTCAAGCTCGGCCATGACCAGCGGCGCCAATCTCAGGTCCGGCTCAGAGAGTTTCTTGCGCTTGCTCGTCACGTGATGGACGATAAAGTTTGCGTCGATTTCTTCCCAGCGCAAACCTTTGAGCCATTTCATCGGGCCTCTTTTCGGGTGCATCGAACAAACATCCGACAGTCCCGGCTCACCAATCGGCAGCCACTCGCCGAGCACGTCCTTTTGCCGCCAAGTGCATTCAAATTGGAGGGCTTGAGCGAGCCCGACCATGGGGAGGCGCGGGCGCGCGGCGTTGCAAATCGCGGTCGCTTGTTCGCGCGTGATATGGACCGTTCGGGGCTTGCCGTTGGCGAAACGGCCTTTGCTCAGCAGTAGCCCGAGGCGCTGGCAGGCTTCATCATCGAGCGCGAAGAAGCCGAAGTTGGCGAGCGTGCGCAGCATACCAACAAGCGCATGGCCCATGGAGACTTTCTTGCCACAGTCGGTCCAGACTTGGTGCCACTCGTAGATCGTGCGGCCCTTGATGGTCGCCACGTCCACGTTGCCGTGGTCGCGCTCGATCTGCGTCATGAGCCGGACGTAGTACCGCCGCGTGCAGTATTCGAGCTTGGCGAAGTTCGACACCGGGTCGGTGCGGTAGGCGGACATGAGGGTGCGGAGGTTCATGGTCGCACCACGGCGAGTTGTTCGCAATGATAGCCTTCACGCTGAAACTTTGCTTTCTTTTTCTTAAAGTCCGCCGAGCCGTAAATGCTGCCGGTTTTTATCAAGACAAAATCATTCCAAGCGTCCGCCCTATTCGTGTTCGCACTGCCGTAATGAATGCCTTTATCATTCATCACAAAGTATAGGCGCTCAAGCACAGAATAACCGACTGCTAAGGTGATACCTTCCCCGTGACGCAATGGAAAATGTCTCTTACTCATGACTTTACCTTCCGGTACTGCATTTCCGATGTAAGCCCGAGGGCCTTCAAGATTGCCGGGCCAGGCTCCCGTTTCTTATTGAGTGTATCGCTCACATAGGCCGGAGACAGATTATGCTTTGCCGCCCATGCCGCAGCGGTGCCGACTTCCGCTACGGCATTTTTCAGGAGCTTTCGTACATCGTCGGCGGTCATGGCTTTTACGCCTCGGTCGGGGCCAGCAGAAGGGTGCGCTCGCCTTGGTTGCCGCTCTGGGTGCCGTATTTGTACTGCATTTCGACGACCTTGAGCAGCTTTCCGCCAGCGTTACACGCCGCATTGCCCACAGCCGGCGTGACGCGGCCGGCGATGATGTCACTCATGAGCGCAGACATCAGACGCGCAAACTGCGCACCAGTTTCGACGCCGTGCTCGGACAACCGAGCGCTCCGCGGTTTGGCTTTTGAAGCTCCCGTTTGATGGTTCGTAAGATGGCTCGACTTTTGCTTAGCCACGATTTTTCTCCTTTGAGATTGATGGGACCGTTGTAGTACCAACGCTTTTGCTCTGCCCTTTTTCTCGCCCTTACTTCGGGGCGCTTAAAATCCTCTTTGGCCAAGAACGTTCGATGCTTAGTCCAGTGAAACTTACATCGCCGTCCGTACCAAGCGCCGTTACCCGCGTGGCGAACCTTAAAACAAGGCTTTCCACATTCGATGCAGCCCCTAATCGGTTTGCACTCCTTAGAGCGCCGTGGCCGCTTTGGGATTTTGAGTAGGTCAAACACCCTTGCGACCGACTTATGGGTAACGTCAAACAACAGAGCAATTTCAGAAAGCGTTTTTTGCGCCTTCCAGTAAAGGCGCCGAAGCAATTTCCGATCCCTTGGAATAATTCGACCATGATTGCCTGCCGCCTGAACCATTGAAAGACAATACGCTTATTCGCTGATAAGTCTAATCACGAATTATTACAAGGAATATAGTCTCCCTGCTTCACCTCAGACTGTCGGGAATCGCGACGGCGTAGCATTACCCAATAGGTCTGGCACACATGCTTTGCCCTGGTCGAAGTGACGTGGCCGAACAGAGGCTCCCAATCAGGCATCAAGGCTAGGACGCGCCCGAGCTTTTGATCGTGGTCGTTCCATTTGAAAGCCATCAAGGCGTCGGGCAACGTGACGCGCCACGCCTCCTTGGCTGATCGCTTGATGATGTCCCGAATCTCATCGGTTGTGTGATGCCCGTAGTCGCGGCTGATGTTGCCGTTGGCGCCGCCGTTCACATGGGGCGGATCGAACACCACCATGCCGTAGCCTTCGCCCACGGCCTCCGGAAGCTCCCTGGTGTCGGCCACAATGTCAGGCTTCACGGAAGGGCGCACGTCAACGTAGGTGCAATCACGGTGGTTCTTATCGAACCAGACCGCCCTGTTGCCCGCTGACATATCCAAGATTTTCACTGTGAGTTTTTCGACATTGCAGAAGGATGTCGGCAACTGTCCGGGAATTGCCGAACCATAAGGTCCGGCGGGATAGGCGCCTTCCCGGTCATTTGCTTCATGAAGAACGGGATAGACCACTCTGCGCAGTAGTCGCGAACGTCGCGCGCCCATTGTGGGTCCATCGGGCGAGCACCTGTGCCACTTTCGCCGCCGCAGATGATCCAGTCGATTGGTGGAATCGGATTATTGAGAGGATCAAGCGGGCCGATGGCAGGCTCGTAGCTGACAAACATCACCGTCGGCTTTAGGCCAATCCAGGCTTTGTAGCGGCGCACGAAATTTGGGAGGTCCTCTGCCGTGAAGCCGAGCCATACATTGACTGGAGGCTTGCGCGGCCATGGCGATAGCTTGTCATAATTTTCCGGCCGCTTCGTCAGTAGCAGCCAATCGAGTTCGGGAGTGGCCTCGATCACGTCGCACAGGTCGCGGCGCCATTCCATCGGGACCTGATTATCGAGCCAGTCCGCCAACGAGGCGCAGAACACGCGCGGGCGCGTGCCGGTAGCGCGGGCGGCCTTGGCCCACTGAAGGGGCTTCCGCCAATTCGCCGCGCTGGTGCGCTTGCGCTCGCCGTGCGGACCCCATTCTACCTTGTGGTAGCGGTGGTCCATCATCGCCTCGGCGTAGCAATGATCGCAGCCGGGCGAGACTTTCTGGCATCCGATCCACGGATTGAAAGTGTGGTCGGTCCATTCAATTTTGCTGTTCTCGCCCACGGTACTTTTCTACCTCCAAAACAGGCACATATCTGTCATCAGCCGGCGATTGTGCGGGCGCGTTTAAGCGCAGCACCGAAAGTCCATTGGCCGCAGGCGCCAATCCACCATTCCACAAGAGGATGTCGCAGTGCCTCGCGAAAACACAATTCGCTCATGCCCAGATGGACGCGATATTGCCCGTGCAGGCAATTGAGGCATTGATAGTCGTACCGTTCGTTGGGGTCTTTGGTCTCAAGCCACGCGATCAATGAAGCCCATGAATATGGCGCCGGCTTCGTCTGTACTTCCCATTTCGGATCGTAGAGCATTGTTCTCTCCTATGATTTTCCCGACATACTGTCGTCTGTGCCTATTCGGCCGGCTGCTTCTTCATGAAGCCAATCGCCTTCGTGACGTCGTTTCTCAGATTGTCGAACGTGTCGTCGTCCGGCCAGGTGATTTTGTTGCGCGTCTCTTTGTCGGCCTTCCACGCCTCGTGCAGGTCCTTTGCATTCGTGGCGCGCTGAATTATCGCTTTCCACTTCGCGACGTAATCGGCCGCGGTGGTGACCTCGCCGACTCCCGCAGGAGTCGGCTCGATCGCTGCCGCGTCACCACGGGCAGAGGGCTGATCGCCGCGCGCCCATCGTGCGAACGCCGCGCCCATTTCTTCGGACATTGCGGCACCGTCTTTGATGAACGGGGCGAGATAGTTTGGCAGTTTGATGATGAAGTCCTCGCCGATCTTGTCGGACTTCCACACCGGCACGCCGTTGGCACGCGGCGGCAAGATGCAGCATAGGTCGAGCGTGTGAACGATTTCAAGCGGCGCCACCGGCTGCCAGCCGATATTGACGATCTCTTTCTTGCTGCTGCCGGGTTTTGGCTGCTGCTTGGTTTTCTCGCGCGCGCGGAACGTGAAGATCAGCGGCGTCTTGATGTGGAGAATCCCACTGATCAGTTTTTTGCGCGAAGCTTTCGGCTTGGCCCAGGCGGCCCACTCGTTGTTTCCCATGAGTGGGATCATTTCGTCGTGCCATTCGAGATAGCCGCCTTCGCCCTCATGCTCGTCGCTCATGGAATCGACGATGATGGTGGCGGGGTTGCGCGCGACCTGTTGCTTGATCGCCGTCAAAAAATCCTCGGGCCGGCACGGCGGTGAAAACTCGCAGCACTCGAACGGAATGACGTCGGCATATTTGCGTGACCGGCCGCCCTCGGTATCGAGCACGATGATAGGACCGCCGCGCTCCGACTGGATGCCCTTGGCGACGCGCAGGCTCGATAGTGTCTTGCCGCCACCGGGAGGACCGACCATGCCGAGCAATAATGGTTCCTCTTGGCGGGCGGCTGGCTTGGCGTCGAATTTGCGGACGGGCGCGTTCATTATCCGGCCTCCAAAACATTCTGCGGCTCGCGTTCGGCGGCCTCGATCTCGCGCGTGAGCCATTGCTGTTCACGGTATCCTGGGAATTCCGGCCTCACCGCGCGTGGCAGGTAGCCGGGCCATTGGCCGGTCGCCATGCAATCGTTCCAAATCCCCACCGCATAGGCCAATTGTTTGCGGCCCATGGTCAACCATTGCTCGGTCATCACCATCACGTTGAGCGCGTGCGGCGCGTCCTGCTCCTGGGCGACAAAACGGTATTTGCGGCGGCCGGCGCCTTTCGGGTCGAGCGCGTCGAGCCCGCGTTCGATCATGGCCGCCTGCACATGCCAGCCGCCGGCTTCGGCGCGTAAGCCGAGCAGGTGCGGCGCGACCGACATGCCGGTGGTCTTGTAATCGTCAGCAGCGCGCAGATCGTCGTGCAGCCAATCGACGAGGCAGCGGAACCATGTCTCGCCTTCCCGCCAGATCAGCGCGACCTCGCCGGCACCCTGCGTCAGCGCGTCGGCTTCCTCATGGCGCCGTAGCTGCGCGGCCGCGGCGTCGACCAAGCGTCCGGCCTGCTTGTAGTGGCGATCGAGGATCGCAATCTTGCCGGCGGCGCGCGCGGCGTCCTTGAACGCCGTCGGCTCTTTGCCGCGCCAGCTATCGAATTGCCCGATCGCCAGCGTCTTCCCGCGGCCGATCATGAGCGCGTGCGCCGCGTCGCCGATCACCTTGGCCTTGACGTATTTCTCCGGCTCCTCGTCCTCGTCCGGCGGCGCCGGGGTGCTCAACCGCGGATGCTTAGCGGCGGCGTGCAGCGGGGAGTAATCGCGCAGAACCTTGGCAATCGACTGCGACAACGATGGCTCGGGGCACGGGTCGTCGTGATAGGCCGCGACGTCGATGCCGCGATAAATTCCGGGCTTGGTGATCTTCATCGGCACGCTTCCCTGTGCTTTTCGTGCACATCGTCGCGGCCTTGTTCTTGGCCGGCGAGATAGCCGGCATCCCACGCCGCAGCCCATTGGATTGTCTGCGGAACGAAGAATCGCGCGAGGCCGCGCCGGTAGGGATTGGCCATTGGCTCGTCCCGGTAGCCGGCTGAGCGGCCTTCCTCGAACGGCGTTTTATCGGCCATGCCACTGCCTCCACGCCAGCGTGCCGACCCACACGGCAACGATCGCGACGATCACCGCGGCCAACCGCCAATCGCCGACGACGTCATGGCTCATCGGCGCGGCTCCGTATCCGGCGCCGGATTGGGCCAGCCCGGCACCTGCACGGCGCCGTAGACGTACCGCCCTTGACCCTTCATGCCGACTTTGGCGATCAACCCGAGCTCGCGCGCACGGCGGATGCTGTGTTTGGCGCGGACGACCGGCCACTCAAGTTCCTTGGCCAGCTTCCACGCGGTCATGGGCCGGTTCGCGCGGATATGATTGACGGCCAGTTCGTAGCTCGACAGGCGAGCCTGCGGCGGTCGGCCGTGGCGCCAGCCGGGATTGACGCGGTCGGCGGTGGCGTCGGCTATGGCCGCTGCAGTGGCGCTGGGGATGGCTGTACGCGGCATATCGAAACTCCGGGTCTGACTGGATGTTGATTATTCCCATATTTGTGGAATTGTCAACAGCCCCGTTGACTTTCCCCAAAATATTTGCACTATGGCAGCCCATGATCACTGCGGAAACCCTCAGATCAGCGCGAAAATCGGTCAGCGAGACGCAGGAAGCGTTTGCCCGTCGATTTGGCGTCGACCGCAGCACCTACACCGGCTGGGAAAAGGACGGCCCGCCGAAAGAGGGTACCGCGCCCGTGCTGATTGAGCGCATTCTGACCGAGCTTGGGCAACTCCCCACAGAACAGACCGAAGCAGCGGAGTAAATTCCCATGGTCTACCTCGTCCTCGCCGTCATGGTTGCCGCCTGGCTCGCGCTGGGCGGCGCCTGCGCATGGCAGTTGCGGCACGATGACAGCTTTGCGCCGCGGGCGCGCCGGTGGTTTGCGTGAAGCGCGCCAGCCCGGAGCAGCAGATTCAGCGGGCGGTGTTCCAACACCTAAAGCACCGATCGGCGCCGGGCGTGTTCGCCTTTCATGTGCCCAACGGCGGCTATAGGAAGCCCAAGGAAGCGGCAATTCTCAAGGGCCTTGGGGTGGTGGCCGGCGTGCCGGACGTCATGTGCATCTTCGCTGGCCACGTCTACGCGCTCGAATTGAAGGCTGAGGGCGGCCGGCCGAGCGAAAAACAGCTGCTCGCCGTCGACAACATCCGCAATGCGGGCGGCTTTGCCTGCGTCTGCGAGGGGCTCGACCGCGCGCTGAAAACCCTTGAAACATGGGGTATTTTGCGGGGGCAGGCAGCATGAGTGAGCCGTTTCCCTGCCCGCTGTGCGGCACAAAAATGGGCATCGTCGACAGTCGGCCGACACTACTTGGCAACGCGGCCGCTGTGCGCCGGCGCCGCAAGTGCCTGCAATGCAATCATCGCCTGACAACCTACGAGTGCGAGGCCATAAAAGACGCTGAGGATATGCGTACGGCGCTCGGCCGCGTTGTCGGCCTGGCACGCAATGCTGTGGGCGGACTTGCCAATTTCATCGATCACTACGAGCAGGAACTTGGGCTGTCGCGACCTGACCGAAAGGCGGCGGAATGACCCACTACAATTACGTCCCGCCGAACAACTGGACCGCCGTACGCATTGCGCTGCTCAACAAGCTCGTCGGCGACGGCTTATCCGCAGGCCAGATCGCCGAGGAGCTCGGCGGCATCACCCGCAATGCCGTGATCGGCAAGGCAAGACGGCTCGGCATAGGGTTTTGCGCCACCAATCCCGGCGGGAGGCCAAAATCAGGCCGGAAACCGCGTGCACACCCGTTTGTCGAGCGGAAGGTAAAACACACGCATTTCCCGCCGGCGCCGGCAGTCGACCTGCCGCTCGAGCCCGTCGCAAATCCGGTGACGCTGATGCAACTTACGGATGAGACGTGCCGGTGGCCCGTCGCCGGTGATGGCGCGACCACGATGTTCTGCGGTGCCATGCCGGCTTGTGGCCACGCCTACTGTGCCGGCCATTGCCGCATGGCGTACACGCGGCCGATGACGCCGGCGGAGCGCGAGCTGGCAATGCGCAAAATCCGCAGGATGAAAGCGGCGTGACACTCTCATTGCATGACCAGCCGGGCAAGGCTGCGCTGGCGGTGCGCGGTGACGACCTGTACGAGACGCCAGCCTGTGCGGTCGAAGCGCTACTGCGGTGTGAAAAACTACCGGAAACCATATGGGAGCCAGCTTGTGGTCCTGGCGCGATCGTTCGTGTACTCCGCGGTGCTGGCCACAAGGTTTACGCAACCGATCTCGTTGAATACGGCCTAGAGGATGCGGAATCGCGCGTGGATTTTCTGATGGAATCACACCCGAGTTTTCAGCTTGGGGCCATCGTCACCAATCCTCCATTTAAGCTCGCCGATCAATTCGTGCGCCATGCGCTGACGCTTTGCCCACGGGTGATCATGCTGCTGCGCTTAGCCTTCCTGGAAAGCGAGCGGCGCACCGGCATTCTCGATTCCGGCCTGCTTGCTCGCGTTCACGTTTTTCGCAATCGTCTGCCGATGATGCACCGCGCCAGTTATAGCCGGACGTCGCGGCAGGGGTCGTCAGCGATTCCGTTTGCGTGGTTCGTTTGGGAGTGGGGCCATACTGGCCCAGCGACGCTCAACCGCATTTCGTGGTGAGGCTTGCGCGATGAATCCGGCTGCGCTACAAAAGTGTGCCCCGGTCAGGTGTGACCCTGCCGGGGCTGACCACGATGGGTTTCGAGCCAGAAATCGTGGCGCTAGACGTGGCTACCTAGTCAATTACGGCCACCTAGTCAATAATCTGGCAGCCCGGCATTCAGCCGATCGAGCCACCCCTTCCACAGATCACAGCGGGCTCCGGCGCGTTCCGGGGGTCGAAGCGCGGGGCAAACCCCGGCTCGAGCCCAAGGCGGACGGCGCCCGGCTCGGAACCATGGCAACGTACGGCATTGTAGCCTCTGCACGGGCGATATTCATGCAGGCCGGCAGCTGGCCCCTGACATCGGGCACCATGGGGATACGCGCTAACCGATCACCCCAGCACCGCTTGGCTCTTGGGCCGGGTTAGCGGGGATAGGGCTATGGGAGGAGCGTAGAGTGGAACCAGAGCTGAGCGGATTTGACGAATTTTGGCGCATTTATCCGCGGCATATTGCCAAGCAGGCTGCAATTCGCATGTATAAACGCGCGCTGAAATTGGCATCGCCGGCGGATATATTGCGCGGTGCGATGCAGTATGCGGCCGAGCGTAGCGGGCAAGACCAGGCTTTCACAAAACACCCAGCAACGTGGCTCAACGGCGGCTGCTGGGAGGATGAACCGACAAGGAGCACCAATGGCGCAGGAAATGCAACGATGGACGCCTTCGACCGAATTATCGCCGGCAGCGAAGTGGGAGCGGGCGGTCATGAAGGTCCGACACTCGACCTCACCGCAGAGGGCGGCCGAGCTCGGCAAGCAATTGGTGGGACAGTGGCCGCACGCGAACCCGCCGAATCCTGGGGCCTATTCACTTTCGATCGCAAAGACCCTTGAAAAATACCCGCTTGGCGTAGTCGAGGAACTTTGCGATCCTACCACGGGCTTGGCGCGGTTTCGCGAGTTTCCGCCGACGGTGGCGTGCATCGTCGAGTGGTGTGAGCGCATGACGCGCTCCTATGTGGCGGTCTCGCTACGGCCACGGCCCATACCGGAACCGGTCTACAGCGAGGAACATTGCGCGACCATGCGGCAGCGCTTGGCTGAGTTTTTCAAGCAATGGAAGCTCGGTGGTTTCAACCGCGCGCCGGCCGAATGAGCGGCGGCAACGGGGCCTGGCCGACGGTGACGTTCTCGACCTACGCCGAATTCATCGAGGCGCTGGTTGCGGCGAAGAACCACCGCAATCTGTCGAATCAGCACATCGAGCGCATGTTCGGTATCACCAATGTGGACAAGAACCTGGGGCCGTCGCGATCGAAGAACCTCGGCCCGATGCTGTTCGATGCCTACCTGGAATGCTTCGCGGTGCAGTTCGTGATGCAGCCTAATCCGGCTGCAGAGGAGCGCATGCGGCAGCATTGGGAGGCGCGAAACACGGCGCGGGTTCGCGTTCATGCTCAGCCGCTTGGCAGCGCGGCGATGAAAGCCGCTCAATCGGTGCTGGCGAGCAGGAACGGCAAGCGCGGCGCCATGCTGCGGATGTTCAAGACCACTCCAGAGAAGCGCACCGCGATCGCCCGCAAGGCCGCTAGGGCGCGCTGGCGCGGTGTGCGGCGAGCTCGAGCAGCGCCCGTAGCAACAGCGCCACCGGCTTAGGGATGTCGGCGCCGGCCGCAATGCGCTGGCACTGGCGCAGGGAGAGGCCGAGCGTATCCGCCGTGGCGTGGCTGGCGCGGGTCAGGGATAGCTTTTTGAGTGCGGCGAGGTATTGGGTGGTTGTCATCGTGTGCGCTCCTGGGTGGCTTCGCTGGCCCGTTGCGAGCCGCGCGGTGACGGGGACGGCAGACGCCAATCTGCCGTCCCGCTCGTTTCAGCGGATGAGCCAGTCCCCCGGGAGGGGCACACGGCCGTCCCAGCGTTTGATGAACTGGTCAAGCGCCACGATGAAACCGATGACGGTGAGCGTTCCCAGAAGTCCAAGAAAGCCTTGCATGTCAGTCTCCATTGGTTGGGTCTTGGAACATTTCGACCTGATCCATATCGTCGCTGAATAGGCCGATGTCGCACGGCTCTTGCGGCTTGGCGGGCTTGAGCCCGGCTTGCCATTTGCGCTCGGCGACGGTCTTTTCGTCGGCTGCGCGCGGGTTGAGCGGGATCATGGCTTGCGGCCCTTTTTGGCCTTAACGGGCTTGATTTTGCGATTAACGGGGCCGTTGTAGATCGTGCCATTGTCGCCTGTACCACCCCATGATCCGCGTTCGATCCTGACAAAATCCACGCCGTTTTTGTGAGAGAGGTAGACGCTGATCGATCCCTGATAGGAAGCGAGCGTTGCGCGAACGCCGCCCGCCGCGCCGCCGAGCCTGTGCACGCTACCGCGCGAGCCCTGACATGAAACGTAAAAATGTGCCATTGTAGTCCTTCCTTCGCTGTTGTGGGCCGCCATGGCCCGGTTAGAACGGGATTGCGTCAGCGCCATCGGCCAAGTCACCGGCCTGCAGCGCGCGTGTGGATTCGGCAAACCACGACCGGAAATCGGCAAATACAAGCCGCACTTGCTCCTGCAGCAATTCGCCGGCATCCATTTCGGCATCGCGTGCCCGTACATCGACCGGATTGACCGGCCGAGCGTAGTTTGAGCCGCCGCCTGCGGGCATTCGCGCCCGCCTGGCGTTGAGATAGTCGATTGAGTGGATGGCCATGGCGATCACCGAACGACGGCAACGGCGATGATTACGGCCAGAATGCCCCAGCCGATATTGATTAACGCGAGGTTGCGCAGTGTAGGGTCGATCTTCATCTGATGTTCCTTCGCTGTTAGAGCCGAGCGCCAACCCGGCTGACGAGTGAGGATATGACATAGCGTCGTGTGTATGTCAACTAGTCATATCATGTGGCAGGATGTAGCATGCCGAGTGAGAGTGTTATAATATTACATATGTTCCATAATCTGGGATTTACGTGTGCAATTTCAATGGTTTCCAATATGGCTTGCCAAAACCGCATTTTTGAGTGATTGTGCGAGGCGCTTTTGCATCGAAACATGGCGCGGTAGCGCCTTCACCCCTGAGCGATAGCGACGGGGTAACTGTCAGCTGATCGGTATGGATAATCTCCGCGGGACAGGCTCGACATTCTCCACAAGCGGCAAGCCGTGGTTTCCCTATCGAGGCAACCCCAAAGCAGCCAAGCGCAACGGTCGGCTGCACCGCCTGATCCGAGCAGGCATCGTCAAGCCAATGTCCAAGGATGAAATGCGAGCCGCGTGCGATCAGGCTGTGCAGCAACAACCAGGACATGGCCTGCGTAAGCCATAAGCATGCGGAATAGCTCATTCGTGCTGCACATGCGGTAACTGCTCGTCAGTATTTCCCTTACACGTCAGGCAAACCCTGACAGGAACTGAATATCTCAAGCAACATCAACGGCTTATCGGAAATGTTCCATAATGGTAGTTATGCGAATGGCATGTGTAAGTCATTGATATGCATAGACATTAAGTGGCTGCTCGATTGTTCCGTTCATGAACCAAGCGAATAATGTCCCGTCAGTCGCCAGGCGCGGGTTGTGAGCTAAGCCATTGATTTGGCTGGAAAAGACCGGGTGGTGGTGCCGGGTGGGGGAGACAAGAGCCGCTCGTCGAAAACTCGACATCTCCCTTCACTTTCGCGGCCGGTCCTCAAATAACTGTGACATTTCAGCAACATACGGCAATCTAAGCCGGATGGCTTACGAGCGCTTGTTCGGCCGCAGCGGGGCCAGTGTAATAGAGTGTTGCATATTTACAACATTGACGAGATAACGGGTTACTCTCATTATCCGCAGCATGGATGCACCGTTCCCGACCGACATGGATTTTGGCCCTGCGATGCAGGCCTGTAGTGATCGCGAGCGCAAATTTGTGTGGCATTACCTGCTTTTGGGCGGCAAGGGTGAGGGTGCTGGAGCCGAGGCGGCTCGGCGGGCCGGATATAGCGACACGGCCGAAGCGGCGAAGGTCCGGGCACATTACCTGATGCACCGGGAGCGGGTTATAACAGCCATGGATGAGGTTGGCCGGACGGCCTTCCGTGGGCTGCTCATTCCTGCGATCGCAGCCCAACGGGCTCTAATCGAGAACAAGGACCACCCTGATCACGCCAAGGCGGTGGGGTCGACACTGTCGCGGCTTGGGTTGACGGAGCGGACGGGCGTCGACGTCAACGTGACGGGGCAGGTGACGGTAAGCCATACGGACGCGGCCCTGGCCGACCTGCGGGCCCTGCTGGCCCTTGCTGTGCCGCGGGAGAAGCTGGTCGAGGTCTTTGGCCATTCCGGGCTCCAGCGGTACGAGCGGATGCTGGCGGTGGCGGACCAGCGGGCGGGGCCGGTGATCGAGCATGATCCGGCCGGTGGAGGTGGCAAAAATGTCACAGATTGAGCGCGTAGAGCAGCGGCACACCATCTGGCAAGACGTTGATGAAGCCGCCCCATTGTGGATGTGGAGCATCGATCCGACGGCCGAGGATGGATTTGCAGCCTTTGCAGCCTCATGGGATGCGGCGATTATTGAAGCAGCGAGCAAACCGCATGTCACAGATTGAACGCGGCCCATCGTTTTTCCGCAAGGGCGGCTTGGCGCTGCCGGGTCGGGTGCAGTTCGAGTGTGGCAAAAATGCCGATGGAAGTTGGTATGCTTCGATCACGGGGCCGCGCGAGCAGTTCGAGCAGCGCAGCATCATGACGCCGCTGCAGGCGTTCAACCTCGCAATCGGGATACTGCGGGTGCAGGGCTATGCCTTGCAGGAAGTGAAGCCGCCGGATGCCTGACGAAGAGCATCTTCTGCCGTACTGCACGGTTTGTTGCAGCGAGCGGTCGCCGCAGTACACATGCAACCGCGGCATCTGCGGTCTCCCACGCACGATCAAATGCGACGTGCTCTACAACGGCGAAGTCCAGCAATTCGATGCTAAGGTTCACCCCGGTGTGCACATAAACCTCGTCAAGGGGATGGTGATCACGAAGGTGACCAATGCCGCCTGACACCGAGGAGGGCCCGGACCCGAACGACATCCGCCGCCAAGCCCGGCGAATGCATACGGAAATGCAGTATCGGCAGCGCTATCGCCGGCTGGATTTTTACAAGCCAAACCGCAAGCAACTGGAATTCCACAATCTTTTGATGCCGGAGCGGATGCTGCGCGCCGGCAATCAGGTGGGCAAGACAACGGCCGCCGCGGCCGAAATGACCATGCACGCCACCCAGCTTTACCCGGAGTGGTTCAAGGGTCGGCGGTTCTTGGACCGGCCGAAGATCGAGCGGCCGTTCGACTTCCTGGGCTGGGTAGCCGCCCCGTCGGCGCAGAAGGTCCGCGACGGTATGCAGACAAAGCTCCTGGGCAACATCATGGAGGCCGACGGGCTCGGCACCGGTTTAATCCCGCTCGACAATATCGTCGGCAAGCCGGCCATGGCGCGCGGCATCGCCGATTTTGTCGATAGTGTCACCATCCGGCGCGACGACGGTCATACTGCCATCATCCGCCAGAAAACCTATGAGCAGGGCCGGCAGGCGTTCGAGGGCGAATCCTGCGACGTCATCGATCTCGACGAGGATATCAAGGGCGAGCTCAACTCGTCCATCTATGGCGAATGCCAGGCGCGCACCACCACGACGCGCGGCATCATCATGGTCAATATGACGCCGCTCTTGGGCCTTACGCCGATCCGCCGCCGCTTCAAGGAGCGGCTGCCCGGCACCGCGGAAATCCTCATGACGCTTGAGGACGCGCTGGTGTCGAACGGCGGCCATATCCCCGATGAGGACGTGCCGCGGCTCTTGGCGATGTACAAGGATCATGAGCGGCAGACGCGGCTCTACGGCGCCGACATGCAGGGCGAAGGCGCGGTGTTTGAAACGCCGGTCGAGGACATCAAGCACTCACTGACGCTCAACGACATCCCGCCGCACTGGCCGTGGCTGTGGGGACTCGATTTCCGCCATTCCGGTTCGGTATCGACCGGCCACCCGTTTGCTGCGGTGCTCGGCTGCTGGGATCGCGATACCGACCGCATCTATGTCATGCACGCGGTACGGATGCTCGGGCTGGCCAGGGATCACGTCATCGCCATCCGCCAGCACATGATGAAAGAGGCGCCGGTGGCATGGCCCCATGACGGCGGCCGCGGCGGCAGTGTGGTCGATGGCGAGACGATCGCCGTGATCTATAAGAAGCTCGGGCTCGCCATGCTACCCGGCCATGCGACGTTTCCGAGCGGCGGCTTCGACTTCGAGGCCGGCATTACCGAAATGGAAAACCGCTTCGGTGCCAAGCAGCCGCGGCTCTTGATCGCGCGGCATCTGCAGGCGGTGTTCGACGAGTACCATGGCTATCACCGCGTCAACGGTCTGGTGAATAAGATCGACGACGATCTCATGTCGGCCATCCGCGTGCTGTGCATGGATATCCGACGAGCCAAGACGACGCGGGATTTTCATGCGGTGCTGTCGCGCGAGCAGGTCGGCGGTACGGCGCAGTTTGCTATCGGCACACCGAACCATCCCGGCGGCGACATCGATTGCTTCACCGGCCAGTAGCAGGTACGTTGCCATCAGGCCAGTCAACTAGCATCTTGAGCGTGCGTAAGCTTCGCCATTCTGGCGTTGACCTCCCTTGTACCAACTGCCGGGGCCATGGTGCCCCGGCACTTTCCCGGAGCACAACATGCCCGAAACCGATCAGAACGCCAGCGCCGAATCCCTTGAAGCAGCCGACGAGGCGCCGGCCATCGCCGCATCGGAGCGTTTGCGCGCCTTCGAGAACGAGCATTTTGGCGAGGATGCCCCGCGCTTCGCCGGCCAGGTCGAACGCGGTCACGGCTCCAAGCATGCGCTGATGCCGCCGGAAGGCAAGGCACACCACCTTGCGCTTGAGCTCGCGGTGACGGCCGAAAAGACACTCGCCGACGCCAGGGCCAAGGTGGCGGAAGCCGAGGCAGGCGTTGCCACCGCCGAGGCGCGCGTGACGACGGCCGGCGAAGCGCATGCGACAGCCAAGCAAAAGGCCGCCGAGAAGGAAGCGGCCAGCGCGGCGAAAGAGCCTGTCGCGGCCTGATCATGGCGCTCGGCTCGGTCAGCAGCGGGTTTTCCAGTCCGGCCGCCTCCGATCTCGGCCTCGGTGGTGGCTTGCAGAACCAGCAGATTGACGAGACCGAAGAAGAAAAGCGGCGCAAGAAGCTGCTCGGTCTGACCGGCAATGCCGGCTCAAGTCCCGCAGTCACGCAATTGTTCGGCCTGAGCGGCGGGGGTGCCGGTGGAGCGGGCTTCTAACCTATCGCTTTCGCTCGACTTCCGCCGTCACGCGCAAGACCTGCGCCGGACTTGGCAGGGCGCGGCGCTCGCGGCTTCCCTTCGCGATTTAGGCGAGTGGGCGCCGCCGCGGCATAAGATCGGCATGTGCATGCTGTCGGTGCTGTCGCATAATTTCGATGACGCCATGCCGGTGATGTTGCGCGTGGTGTTTCCAAACTTCAAATCGATCGGCGCGCCGTTCCTGTGCTCGGCGGCCAAGATCGCCAAGACCGGTCACGTCATGGCCGACCTCATCACCAAAGACGGCCAGCGCGTGCGCAACCAAGCACTGTTCCGCTCGACCAAGGCGATGGAGGGCGAGTTCCGCAAGTTTGCCGACGGGCTACGGCTCGACGATGCCGAGCGCACCGAGTTGTTCGCCGCCGTGAAGCGCTGGGTCGTTTGTGACTACCGCCTTGATCCGCAGATGGACCCGGCCGACCCTGACGCCAAGCGCCTGACGGTGAATTGATGGCCACCACCGCGCTTGCTTTGTTGGACCAGAAATTCGAGCAGTCGCGCCAAGTCTCATCGGCCGAAGGCGACATCGTGCGCGCCATCATGGCCGAATTTACCGAAATGACAATCTGGCGCAATACCTACGCGGCCCAGCTTGAGGAAGCCGCGGCGCTGATCTGGCCCGAGCATCGCAACACGTTCTACTACGGCTCATTCAACTGGCCGGGTATGAAAAAAACCCAGCAGCAGGTCGACGCCTCGGGAATGCTGGCACTACACCGCTTCGCCGCCATCACGGATTCGCTGCTCACGCCGGCCAATTATCAGTGGCATGGCATCGAGGCCGACGACGACTATGTGATGAAGGATCGCGACACGCGGCTTTATTTCGATGCGGTTACGCGCATTCTGTTCAAATCGCGGCGTAATCCGATTGCAAATTTTCGCGGACAGAACAATTCCAATTGGCGCTCGCTCGGTGCCTTCGGCAATGCCACCATGTTCGTCGATGCCTTCGACGGCCGCGACTATCACGGCATCCGCGGCGTGCGCTATCGCGCCGTGCCGTTCGGCGAGACGTTCTTTGGCGAGAACCATCAAGGCCTCGTCGACCGCATCATCCGCTGGTTCCGCATGCCGGCCTATCAGGCCGCACAGCGTTGGGGCAAAGACAGCCTGCCGCAGCAATTGCAGGCGGCTATCGCTGCGGGCAGTCAGTGGCCATACAACTTTCTGCACTGCGTCAAGCCTCGCGCCGATTACGACCGTGGCCGCTACGACGCCAAGGGCCTGCCGTTCTCGTCGCATTACGTGTCGATTGAGGGCCAGTGCCTCATGACGCCCGAGGGCGGCTATCGCAAATTCCCCTACGCGGTGAGCCGCTACGATCAAGCGCCGCGCGAGGTCTATGGCCGCGGCCCGGCGCAAATGGTGCTGCCGGCTCTCAAGACGCTCAACGCGCAGAAGGCGACTTTCCTCAAGCAAGCGCACCGCGCCGTCGATCCGGTGCTGCTCGGCGCCGACGATGGCCTGACCAATACGGACTTCCGGCCCGGTGCCTACAATCGCGGCGGCGTCAACAAGGACGGCAAAAAACTCATTCAGACGCTCGAAACCGGCAATATCCAGATCGCCAAGGAAATGATGGCCGAGGAACGCGGCATCATCGACGATATGTTTCTGGTCACGCTCTATAAGGTTTTGTCCGAACATCCGAATATGACCGCGACGCAAGTGATCGAGCTCGTCAACGAAAAGGGCATCCTGGTCGCGCCGACACTTGGCCGACAGGAAACCTATCTTGGCGAAATGATCGAACGCGAGATCGATATTCACGTCGCGCTCGGCATGCTGCCGCCGATGCCGCCGCGATTGCGCGAGGCGCGTGGCGAGTATCAGGTGGTCTATACATCGCCGCTGGCGCTGTCGCAGCGCGCCGGCAAGGCGGCGGGCTTCATGCGCGTGGTCGAGACCGCAAAGGAAGTCGTCAACATCACCCAAGACCCGAGCTACCTGGATTGGGCCAATTTCGACGTCGCGCTGCCGGCGATTGCCCGCGATCAATCGGTCGAGGAAGCCTGGATCAACGGCGACAAGGCGATTGCGCAGAAGCGACAGAGCCGCGCCAAGCAGAAGCAGGCCGAAATGGCCATTCAGGCATTGCCTAATCAGGCCGCGATGATTTCCGCGCAGGCCAAGATGGCCAAGGCACAACCCGGCGTCACTCCCGGTCAGCCCGGCTTTGGCGGGCCGTCTCAGCCACAGCAAGCGCCGGTGCCGGCGTGACCGAAGAAGAGGCGGCGGCAGTCCAGGCCGCAAACGAGGAACTGATCAAAAACTATCGGCTGACCTTCCGCGCGCCGTGGGGTCAGCAAGTCTTGCTCGATCTGATGGCTTACTGCTATTTCCGCGTCCCGCTGCCGTCTGTCGATCGGGACGTTGCGGAAGGCAAGCGACAGGCGTTTTTGTACATTATGAACTACCTCGCGCTCACTCCCGAGCAACTTCAACGCCTATTCGCCGGACAACCGATACCGACAGGAGATAGCGAATGAAATGGCTCAGCAACTACCTGACAGACTTCCCCCGCGCGCCCGACGGCGGCGCTGGCGGGGCAGCCGCCGGAGCCGATGGCGGTGGAGCTGGCGCTGGTGCAGGCGGCGGAGCCGGAGCGGCCAAGCCGTGGTTTGATGGAAAGCTCGACGCGGAACTGATCGGCCATATCGAGAACAAGGGTTGGAAAAAAGACGATCCGATCAGCGTCGCCATCGAGGCCACCAAAGCACATCGCGAACTGCAAAAGCACTTCGGCGTGCCGGAAACCCAACTGCTTAAGCTGCCAAAGGATGCCGCCGACGAGGCCGGCTGGAAAGCCGTCAATGCGCGGCTCGGCGTGCCGGCCGACATCAAGGGCTACGACCTGTCCACCATCAAGCACGCCGACGGCCGCGCGCTCGATACCGCGCTCGCCGATTCGCTGCGGACCTCGATGCTCAACGCTGCAGTGCGCGCCGACCGCGCACCAGACATCGCCAAGGCCGTGGTCAAGCACATGGACGACCAGGCGGCCGCCAAGGCGACCGAACGCACTGCGGCAGCCAAGACGCAGCGCGAGGATTTGATCAAGGAATGGGGACCAAATTTCGAGTTGAACCGGCTCACCGCCATGCAGGGCGCCAAGCGCGCGGCCGGCACGGATGAGGGCGCGCAAAAGCTGGTCGCAGCCATGGAGGATGCGGTCGGCTACAAAGCCACGATGGAATTCTGGCGCAAGATCGGCAAGGGCACCACCGAGGATACATTCGTCGAAGGCGGCACCGGCGGCTCGCCGACAACGCAAACCGGTGCCGTGGCGCGCAAGGCCGAACTGGAGGCCGATACGGCATGGCGCGAACGCTATCTCAAAGGCGGTGCGGCCGAAGTGCGCGAAATGAATAATCTGCTCGCCATCATCACGGAGCAGGCAGCATGAGCAATCCGGCAGAACAGACAAACGAGCGTCCCACTGCTCCCCCAGCCAAGCGCAAGTACACCCGGCGCACGCGCCACACCGCCAAACAACCCGCAGCCCTCAAGGTGCCGGACGAATTCGCCGGCATGACTGAGATCGAATGCTGCAGCGCCTGCAATGCCGAGCGCTGTGTGATCTCCAGCATCAATGTCTGTGGCCATCCGTTCAAGGGCGGCCAGATACCGCCCGGCGACGGCAAGGCGCTGGCGCGTTCGTTGCGCGCCAAGAAGGTTCTGGCGCATCACAAGATCGATCTTGGTGCCGGCTAACAACCATCGGTACGTCGCAAAGATTTTTGCTCGATGTTATGCCCCGACCGTTCCGCGTAGCTCGGCTCCCGAGAGGACACGGCCGATAGGAACGGTGACGGCCCCCCGAGAGGGACACGGCTGAATGATCTGATGGCCCCTGCTTCTTGCAGGCACGGCCAAGACGTTCGGACGCATCCCAAACGGGCAGAGGCCATGTCTGAGAATCTTCCCAAGCTATACGTCGAAACCTTTTCGACCGTGCTGTACCTCAAACTGCAGCAAACGCAATCGATGCTGCGCGGCACCGTTATGGAAGGTCAGCACGTCGGCAAGGCGGCATCGCCGGTCGATTACATCGGTGATATTCAGATGAAGGCGCCGGCCGGCCGCTTCGCGCCGAACCAGCCGCAGAATACCGATTTTCAGCGCCGCTGGGTGATGCCGGTCGACAAGGAAGGCTATCAGCTCATCGACACGTTCGATAAGCTCAAGCTCCTGGCCGATCCGACGTCGCGCTATTCCGATGTGGCCGCGGCCGCCGTGGCGCGCGAGTGGGACGATCGGATCATTGCTTCGGCGTTTGCTGCCGCGACCATCGGCGATTCCACCGGCACGCTGCTCACCACCACCGAATCGTTCTCGACCACGTATTGGCAGATCGCCTCGACCTTCAAATCGACGGCGGCTTCCGGCCTGACCGTCGCCAAGATGATCGAAGCCAAGCGCATCATGCGCAAGGCGCAGGTGCCGGTCGATACCGAGGCGCGGACCTGGGTCACCAACTCTCAGGGCGAATCCGATCTGCTCAATCAGGTGCAGGTCGTTTCGACCGAATTCTCCGACAAACCCACCTTGCAGGAAGGCAAGGTGACACGCTTCCTCGGCTGGGACATCAAGTATTCGGAGCGCCTGACCTCGACGTCGAACGTGCGCCAGAACATGGCCTATGTGCGATCTGGCCTTTACCTCGGCATCTGGAAGGACACCGAAAGCGATCTCTACCGCCGCAGGGATTTGTCGGGCCTGCCCTGGCAGATCGCCACGCTGATGTCGTCCGGCGCGACGCGGCTTGAGCCTGGCCGCCTTCTCCAAGTCCTCTGCGCCGATACCTCGGCCGCGGCCGACGTTACGCCGTAAGGAGACACAGCAATGGCCGCCGAAAACCTCAAAGGCGTTGCGATCACCAACCTCGACGCTTCGCCGATTGTCGAGAACACCCGCGGTAGCGGTGCTGCTGCATATCAATACACCGTGGACGATACGGTCGCGGCGACCGCGGCTGGACTTACCGCGACGGCGTCGACCTACCGGCTATGCCGCATTCCGGCGAATGCCAAGGTCAAGGGCGTCATTCTTGCGGTCAGCACCGGCCTCGACACCAATGCCTCGCCGACGCTGGCGTTTGATTGCAATCTCGCATTCAGCGACAGCACCACGGACGGCACACCAGCGGCACTGCAAGGCTTGATCCCGACCAGCGCCAACACCGGCGCGACGACGACCGTGGCGTCCTATTCGAGCCCAAACATCATCTTCGGCACGACCACCGGCACGCAAGCCAAGACGACGTTCGTGAAGGCGGCGAGCGACATCCTGTTCGCAGGCATCGGTTCGAACTATGCCATCACTTTCCCGCAGACGGAATTGTGGTCGCTGTTCGGCTTCACCAATCCCTACGGCGTGGCGGGTGATAGCGGCGGGTTTTTCGATCTGCTGCTCTATACCTCGACCGGGGCGGCGACCAGCGCGGCCGGCACGATCTACGCCCGCATCAACTTCGTGGTGTGAGGTAGACGATGGCGAGCCATTACGTCGGTTTTGCACGCGGTATCGAGGGTACGGCGCAATCGGACTTCGTCACCGGCACGTCGTCGACAGGCACGTTGCTTTATGAGTTTCGCCTGCTCGACGGCGTAACGCCAAGCCGCGTCGAGATCATCAAGGCGCTTGACGCTATCGAGCGTTTTTTTGCCGACCACGAAAACGACCTGGCCAGCGTTGCCGGCTTCGACTGCGGGGGTTGACCCCATGCGCTGGGTTGCTGCCGCGCTATTTCTCTCGACCTGCACAATAGCATCGGCGGCCGATGTGCGGCCGAACGGCCCCTATACACCGAACGGCTATTGCCAAATCACGTCGCTTACTACGGCGGTGACGCTGGTGTCGGGTTGCTCAGGCGGTGTGCCGCAAAGCACGACCATTGCCGAAATTTGCACGGAGACGGTTGCCGTTCGCTATCGGGATGACGGCACGTCGCCAACATCCAGTGTTGGGATGCCGGTCGCCGCTTCGACGTGCTTTCAATATGCCGGCGATATGACTGCGATCAAATTCATTCAGCAGGCGTCGTCCGGTATTATCGACGTGAGTTTCTACAAATGAAACGCCTTGGCGGCTTTCTTGGCCTGCTGGCGCTGGCAGCCGTCCTTATGGGCCAGAGCCCTGGGTCCGCGCCGATTGGTGCTGGACCTGGCGGTGGTGGTAGCGGCGGCGGGGCACCGTGCACGGCTTTCGGGACTGCCTCTGGCCAATGCACCCAAGGCGGTGTCATCACCGCGGGAGGTCCGACAGGATCGGCAACCGTCGCGCCGATCATCACCTACAATGCAGCCGGGCAACTTACGACGGTGAGCTCAGCGACGATCACGCCTGCGGTCGGATCGATTACTGGGCTCGGTACAGGCGTTGCCACGGCGCTCGGAGTCAACATTGGTTCTGCGGGCGCTTTCGTCACTTTCAACGGCGCGCTCGGCACGCCATCGTCCGGCGTAGCAACTAATCTGACGGGCACTGCTGCGGGGTTGACGGCCGGCACCGTGACTACAAATGCCAATTTGACGGGACCGATTACATCTAGCGGAAACGCGACTGCTATCGCCTCTCAGACAGGAACCGGCACAAAATTTGTTGTGGACACATCGCCCACGCTTGTCACCCCAGTGCTTGGCGTTGCCACAGCGACAAGTCTTGATGGAGCGGCAATTGGCGGGATGACACCATCAACCGGCGTGTTCACAACGCTTTCATCCGGCAATCTGAATGTCACCAGCGCGACGATCCCGACGAACGGCCTTTATCTCTCTGCGGCGAATGCCCCGTCTATCTCAGTTAATGGTGTACTTACTCAAAGTTGGGGAATTGCAGGAAGCTCGTCGAATATTTCCGTTGCGGGGAATGTTATCAATACATACCGCAACAGCAACAATGGCGCGACAGCAACTAATCAGTTTCGTTTGGGAAATGATGTGAGCGGCCAGGAATTGAATATCACCATCAATTCGTCCGGCAACTCCGGTGGCAACGGCGCGAGTTCTTCGACGATCAATGCTATCTCTGGCCTCTGGCTTCAAGGTAACGGTACAAACGCAATTGCAATAAATACTTCCGGTATTGTTGGCATTGCCACGCGCGCCACGATAGGTTCGGCAACAGCCGCTGCGGGGCAAAATGGCGATCTCGGCCAGATCAAAGAAACCGACGCCGCAGCGGCGCCGGGTGCTGGCTATGTCGTTCTTAAATGGGTTGCTGGGACAAATTCTGGAAGTTGCAAACTGATCAGTTACGCTGGGACAAGCGCAAGTCCGGTGACGATCGTGGATAATGTGGGGGCGTCATGCTGATCACCAAGCGCCTCAGAATCATTTTACTTGCATCGTGTTTGGTATGCCCCGCGCAAGCGGCTGGACCGACTACCACGGCGGTAAACTCGCCAGCTTCCGTATTAAGCAATCTGACTGCTCGCGCGGTCGATCTGCATACAGCGACCGGGGACGTGGCGACTATCGCCATTCCAAGCTACGTCACCGCATATCAGGTAACCTCGATCAAGATCACCAACTGCTCGGTGACACCTGTACTGGCGTCTTTGGGTTTGTTTACTGGCGCCAACGCGACCGGCACAACAGTAATGACCTCAGCAACAATCACGGGTGCCACTGCGGCTACTGTAGTGTTATCGGGGACAATCGCATCCAGCGCGCGCCTGACTGCGGGAAATCTCTTCTTTAATCTCAGCGTCGCCAATGTAGCGGCATTGACCTGCGATCTGAAAGTAAATATCGATGATTTATCATAGAGTTTTGATCGGACTGTTGCTCTCTGCCGCATCGCCCGTGCTGGCACAACAGCCAGCCACGGCATTACAGCGCTGCGGGACCGATGTCGGAAACCTTGCGGTTCGTGCAGATGAGTTGGCCGAACAATTGGACCAAGCGCGGCTAAAGATTTCGGAGTTGCAGAAGCAAGTTGAGGACGAAAAAGCCGCAAAGACGAAAGATAAAGAGTAGTAACCCTACGGGTACGTTGCGGTTTTAGGCTTGCCGCCGCATCGTCAGGATTATGTTCCAGACCAATGTCGACATCGGCAACCGCGCCTGCCAGCACTGCGGCGTGCCGCGGATTGACCCGACTTTGGGCTTTACCGAGGGGACCGAGCGCGCCAACGAGATTTCCTTCGCCTACGGCAAAGTCAAGCGGGCGGCGCTGCGGCGCAATGTCTGGCAGTTTTCCATCCGCTCGGCGGCGCTGCGGCCGATCGATACCAATACGATGCTGGTGGCACCGGCATTGTGGATGGCGACCACGACCTATTTCAAGGGCTCAATTGTTGCGGATAGTTCCGGGTTTGCGTGGATTTCCCGCGTCCCAAACAATCTCAATAATCAGCCCGGTCAGCCCGGCGCTATCTTCGCCTGGGAGCCATATTTCGGGCCGCTGACCGTATCGGCATACGATTCGACGCAAGGCTATTTTGCCGGCGAACTTGTCTATGTCGCGCCCGGCGACGGCACCTACAACGTCTATTTGTCGCTGATCTCCGGTAACGACGTCGACCCATCACTGCCAAACGTATGGTCGGCGCAGGCGGTCTATTTTCAGAACCAAGTCGTGGTCGTCTATCCGGCGTGGGCTGTCGGTACGACTTACGCGGCCGGCGCTACGGTGACCTATACGGACGGCAATACCTACGCTTCGCTCGCGGCCGGCAATATCGGCAACATCCCGTCGACCAGCCCGACCAAGTGGGCACTCGTCCCGATCCTGTCGCTGACCTCGCAGCAGGTGCCGGTGGTGACCGCAGTGTTGCCGCCGACGGACAGTCCGGTGGTCGAGTACGCCTCTGGCACCGTCTATGCGCTCGGCAGCTTCGCGCTGTTCGGCGGCAAGGAATACGTGTCGCTGGCCAACAACAACACCGGCAATCAGCCGAACCTTGCGGGCTCATCGAGTTTCTGGGCGCAACTAACCGGCGGCACGCTCTACATGAGCCTGTTCGATCTCAACGCGAACAACAATCCGGCCAGCGCGCCGGCGCTGTGGGCGGTCGGCACTACCTACGCTATCGGCAATACCGTTGGCGGCTCAGACGGCATCATTTACACGTCGCTGACCAACGGCAACGTCGGCAACAATCCGGCCGGCGGCGCCAGTCCGGTCAATTGGAGTGCGGGCGCGCTATTGCCATGGACGACCGTGTTCATGCAAGGTGGCGGCAACCAGCAATGGATGCAGATTGGCGGCGCATCGTTTCCGGCCGGCGTCGCGCTGGTCACGCTCGATATCGTCTATCCGCTCGGTTCCGGGCCGCTGTCGCAATCAGGCTCGCGTAATCTATTTCGGCTGCCGGCAGGCTGGTTGCGCGAGGCCGCGCAAGACCCCAAGGCCGGCTCGAGCTCGTCGCTTGGTGCGCCATCTGGCCTGCCCTACAACGATTGGGAATATCGCGGCAATTACTTCACGTCATGGGAAGGCAACCCGATTGTCTATTGGTTTGCTGCCGACGTGGTCGACGTCACGCAATTCGACGACATGTTTTGCGAAATGATGGGTTTCGATGTTGCTTTGGCCGTTGCACCGATCATAGCACCATCAAAAGTCGAGCAGATTAAAGAGGATAAAGAAAAATACGCCGACGAGGCGCGCACGGTGAACGGCGTGAATATGGGCGCGGTCGAGCCAGCGGTCGACGACTACATTTCTTGCAGGTACTGACCGTGGCTGCCGCCAGTTATTTGGTTCACAGCTTTTTAGGTGGAGAGATCAGCGCCTTTGCACAAGGCGACATCACCAAGCCATCGTACAAGATTTCGCTCGCCACCTGCCTCAACGCCTTTCCCACGGAGATCGGCCCGTGGTGCCCGCGGCCGGGCACGGCGTTTGCCGGCGCCACCGATGGCGGCAAACCTGGGCGGACGATCTCATGGGCGTTTGAGCAGGCGAGTCCGGTCACGCTGGAATTCACCGACGGCAATGTCTGCTTTCGCAATGGCGTTGCTTGGACGACCACCAACGACACCAAGACGATATCGGGCATTTCGACCGCCAATCCTGCGGTGGTGTCAGGCGCACCGAACTGGCCGACCGGCGCGCGGGTATTCTTCGGCTTGCTCGGTGCGACATGCCCGCTGCTGCAGAACCGACAGTTTTTGTGGACGCATTTGAGCAGCAGCACCGGCTCACTGACTGACGCGATCACCGGCGCCACCATCGATGGCTCGACACTTGGCGTTGGCAGCCTTGCGGCCACCGCCACGATCTCGCGTATTCAGGACATCACCACGCCCTACGTTGCCGGCGCTTGGTCATCGCTGCGTATGGTGCAGGC